CACAACCCCAAGACGGCCAAGCCGGGCCAAAAAAACAAGCACCGATAACCCTTTAACCCTTAAAAGAAGCGCGCGCGGCTCTTGTGGGCAAGGGGCTAACCGGCGTTTCGTTTTTGCAGGGCACCCCTCCAGGGCTGGCGTGGGCTGTGGGTTGCCGAATAAAGCGCGGGTTTAGCGTACTGCCCGCCGAATAAGGTGCGGTTTGTCCACCATCCGGTGACCGATCGCGGCCCATTCCCTCGTCGTTGTATTGCGGCAAATAGATATTTGTGGATATAGGGTACCCCCGGTGCTCCCCTTTTTTCCTGGTCTTATGTACCTCGGCCCCCCTCGTAAATAATCGGAATAGCTTAAAAGTTGTTTCAGGTTGTGTGTGTGTGGTGGGGTTGGAAATCGGGTTGTTGTTTTTGGAGATGTTGTGAGCGGTCCGGCGTGTAGTATTTGTTCTCATTCTGAGCGTGCGACGATTGAGTATGCGTTGCGCGCGGGTGAGCAGTTGCGGGTTTTGGCTGAGCGGTACAAGTCGAGTGCTCCGACGTTGAGTCGTCATCGTGTGAATCATATGTCGTCGAAGCGGACGGATTTGGCGTCTGTTCGTCGTCAGATGGGTGCGGTTGCTCCGTCGGTGGTTGACACTGGGGATGCGTTGTTGGATCGTGCGGCGATGCGGGTGGCTATTTTGACTCAGGTGATGGATAACGAGTTGGCTGCGAGTCGGATTACGAGTGCTTTGAAGGCGAGTCAGGAGATTCGTCAGTGGAGTGAGCATGAGGCGAAGTTAACTGGTCGGTTAAAGGATGCGGGTGCTGGGAGTACGGTTGACGCTCGTCGTCAGATCATACAGATATTCTCGAGCAAGTCTGAGAGTGAGTTGCGCGCCTTGATGGCGGATGGGGCGTCGGATGTCATCGAAGGTGAAGTTCTCGAGGGCTGATGTCCGTGAGTTTGTTCGTGAGGAGTTGGGTCGTCGTCGTCTATTAGATTATGCGAAGTGGATGGATGCCAAGTATGAGGTGACCGTTCACGGTTTAGCGATTATCGCGGCTCTTGAGTCTTTGGAGTCTGGCGGTACGAATCGTCTGTTAATCGAGATGCCTCCTCAGCATGGGAAGACGTTGCATGCTTCGCAGTTGTTTCCGTCGTGGTATTTGGGTCGTCATCCGGGCGATCGTGTTATCACGGCGTCGTACTCGTTGGAGCGTGCTCAGGCGAACTCGTATGAGGTTCGCGCATTAATTTGCGATGAGAAGTATCCGTTCCCGGGGGTTCAGTTATCTGCGGATTCGACGGCTGTCGATCATTGGCGTTTAACGACTGGGGCTGAGTTTTTAGCCACGGGTGTTGGTGGTTCGATGACGGGTTTTGGTGCAGAGTTGATGGTAATCGACGATGCGCTGAAGGATCGTGCGGACGCTGATTCGCCGACTCGTCGCGAGCAGGTGTGGAAGTGGTATACGGACGTTGCCCGGACGCGGCTTCATAAGGAGTCTCGGCAGTTAGTGATGATGTGTATGGCTGGTGATACGCCGGTCCGCATGGGTGACGGGACAGAGAGACGTCTTGACGCGATACGGGTTGGTGATATTGTCGCGACGTATGACCGTGGTTTTGAGTCGTCGTCTTGTGTGCTCGGGTGGAAAGACCAGGGTTTGGACGCGGTGTATGAGATGCGGATGGCTTCGGGGAGTTGCGTGCGCGCGAATGCCCGGCATCCGTTTTTGGTTGATCGCGGTGGGTGTCTGGGGTGGGTGAAACTGCGGAGTCTCCGGCTTGGTGATCGGGTCGTGGCGAGCAGGCGGTCTGTCGAGGGGCGCCGCGTTATAGCGAGTGGCGATGTGCGGCCGAACACCCGGAGTGCTTTCGGGGTGGATGAGGTAGTTTCGATCGTGTCGGCCGGGTCGGAGCACGTTTACGACGTGCAGATTGAGCGGACTGAAAACTTTATCGCTAATGGGCTTGTCAGCCACAATACCCGCTGGCATGACGACGATCTTGTTGGTCGTATTTTGAATAGCCCTGGGGCGGATAAGTGGTCTGTGCTTCGTGTGCCTGCGTTAGCGGAGGAGAATGATCCGTTAGGTCGTGCTCCGGGTGAGGCGTTGTGGCCGGCGCGTTATGATGTCGAGTATTTGACTGAGCAGCGCGACGTGTTGGGTTCTCGTTCCTTCGAGAGTTTATATCAGCAGAAGCCGGTGCCTGATGGCGGCGTAATCTTCCGTGCCGATTGGTTCAAGGCTGAGTATGCCGAGCTGCCTTCGGGGTTGTTTCGGTGTATGGTCGTTGATTCGGCGTGGAAGACTGGTTCGAGTAACGACTATTCGGTGATTGCTCATTGGGCGACGGATTTCGTCAACTATTATGTGGTTGACATTGTTCGCGGTCGTTGGGAGTATCCCGACTTGCGTCAGCGGGTTGTGGCCGAGTATTGGAAGCACGGCGCGAAGGCGATCTTCGTTGAGGATACGGCTGCTGGTATTGGGTTGATTCAGGAGTTGCGTTCGGGGACGGGTTTGCCCATTGTGTCGGTCAAGGCCGGCAACGATCGCAAGGAGGCGAAGGCCGAGCGGGTCACGCCGTTCTTTGAGGCGGGCAAGGTGTTTCTTCCGAAGGACGCGCCGTGGAAGGCGTGTTGGTTGGATGAGCACTTGCGGTTCCCTGGTGTTCCGCATGATGACCAAGTTGACACGACGCAGATTGCGTTAAGGAAGTTATCCGAGCGCGCTGCGGCCCGGAGTCGTCCTGACTACAGCCACTATCGCGGATTCATGGCACGATGATTTTTTAACGGAGTGATTCATGGCGTTCGCTGACATTAAGAAGCGTTGGGATCGGAAGTATCCCAACAAGACAAGCGAACGCTTTAAGCGTCTGGACGCTTATGACCGGTTGCGGCAGGGGACGTTTTACGACGTTTTGCCGACTCCATTTGATATGGAGTATGACAACGGGCAGTATATCCCCATTCGCCAGCGCCGACCGTCGATCGTTTGGGGTGGCGCCCAGATGCTTGCCTCGCAGATTGCAGGGTTGTTGTTTGGCGATGAGCAGATGCCGGTCATTCGGACGTATCTCGGTGAGAAGCCAGCCGAACAGGATCGGGTTGCCGAGAAGACCATTCAGCATTTGTCCGAGACGCTGAATCTTGATTCGGTCATGGATAACGTGACGGATTCGGCTTCTTCTGGAAGCTGTGCGGTTATTGTTCGCGCTACATCTGAGCGCGAGCCGTACATTGAGGTCATCCCGGGTAAGGAATGTTTGCCGAAGTTCGACCCGACCAATCCGAAGCGGATGGTAGAGTTCGAGCAGTTGTACCCTACGACAGGGAACGCGTTGGTCGAGTCGGGCTATGACATCCCTGAAGAGAATCTCCACGACGACTTCTGGTTCCGCCTAACGATTGATAGCCGGGAAGAGGTCCGTTATCGTCCGATGTTGTCTTCGCGCTATGAGCGGTTGGGGCAACGGGATGAAGACCATGGGGTGATTGCCTGGGTTCGCGATGAGGAGAATTCGCGCGATCATGGGTGGGGTCAGATCCCCGTGTTGTGGATTAAGGCTCCTTCGCGTGGGGTCAATAAGATTGATGGCGACTGCCTGTATGGGGCGATTGTCGATATTCTCGTCAGTATTGATTATGACTTGTCGCAGATCGAGCGCGGGTTCCGCTATACGGCTGACCCGATGCTTGCTATTCGGCGTGGGGAATTAGCGCAGGGGTCTATCCAGGTCACGTATGACGACAACAAGACCCAGCACGATAGCGCCGGTCAAATAGTGAAGTCACCTGCCAATATCTTGGACGTTGACCCCGGTGGCGAGGCGAAGTTGTTGGAAATATCCGGTCAGGGATTGGATAAGTTTCGCGAGTTCGCAAAGACGATGCGTGAGTGGGGCCTGGAGATCGCGGGCGGCATGAAGGCTGACGCCGACTCAACGAAGGGCACTGATTCCGGTCGCGCGCTTGAGATATTGTATCAGAACATGATCCTGCTGCTGAAGCGGTGGAGAGTGTCTCTGGGCAATATGGGTTATATCCCGCTTCTGCGGTTACTGCTCGAGGGCATTAACGACGATGTGATTGTCGTGGACGGTGTTGAGAAGATCAACCCGCAGACGACAATGCGATTGGTGTGGCAGGCGTGGATGACGCCCACGGGTCAAGATTTGCTTTCCACGGCGAATGCGTGGCAAGTGCTGGCTGGCGGTTCGGCTAAGGAGCCGGTGCCGATTCTTCCCCGTTCAACGATTAGCCGTATGGCCGCCGGGAACTTGGGGATGACTGACACCTCTTCGATTATCGAGGAGTTGGAAACGCAGAACCGGGCGGATGACGCGGCCAGTAAGGCTGACGCGGAGCACGCCGCGAAGCTTGATGCGACAACGCGGGTCAAGGTGGCTAAGGTGAAGCCTAATCCACCGAAGACCGTTACCCAATAAACCCCTTGGCCCTCACGGGCCTTTTTCTTTTGGAGATGTATGGCAGACGCAGAAACGCTCGAGATGAGCGAAGCAACCGAGACGGTTGAGGCTGAGGTAAAGGCCGAGAAGGCTGAGGCGAAGACCTACCCTGAGTCGTACGTGAAGAAGATCCACACCGAAAACGCACAACGCCGGCAGCGCGAGAAGGAACTCGAAGAAAAGCTTGCGGCCTTTGAGAAGGCTGAGCTTGACAAAGAGAAGGACCTCGAGAAGCGGGCGAAGTCGGAGCGCGATCGGGCGGATAAGCTCGAAAAGGAAGTGGCTCAGGAGCGCGCTGCATTGCAGCGTGAGCGTATTGTTTCGAAGGCTGAGGCCCTGGCGGTGCGCGCCGGCTTCCGTGACGATGCGATTGAGGATTTGCTCCTTCGGCCGGAGTTGGCTGAAGCGAAGGTTGAAGATTTGCCCGAGTTAATTGACGGGTTCAAGAAGTCCAAGCCGCATTGGCTGAAGGCTGAACAGGTTGAGAAGACTGAGGCGAAGACGGAGAAGCGCGTCGTGACGACGCCTCAACGTAAGGAAGGGCAGTCGAGTCTTGATTATTCGACTCTTAAGGACGGCGAATTCTCCAAGACGATGAAAGAGCGATTCGGAGTAGACGTGTAGGTCTACCGATACAGGTACTCGTGAGGCCCCACCGGGGTCTTTTTTTATTGCCGCGCGATGCGGTCGGCCACACTCGAGACGAGCTGCGGACATTCACACTCACTTCTTTTTAATAGAGAGGTCAATTAGCAATGGCTATTGACAATGTGCCCGCAGTCCAAGGCATTATCGAGCAGTCGAATATGCTCGAGCGGGCTTTCCATAAACCCCTAGATGCGCGTCTTGCGTATTCGCGCCTTGCCGATCAGGAGATTTTTCCGAACGGTATTGGTGAAACATTCACCAAGACCCGCCCGGCTTTGTTCCCGCTGGCGTTGTCGCTTACGGCGATGAACCCGGCGAGCAACACCGGCTTGGATAACGGCCTGACCGATAACTACTACGCGTTCGAGCAGTATCAAATCGGCATTCAGGAGTACGCTAACTCCACGACGGTCAACATCATGCAGGACCGTACGCTCATCGAGCGTATTTTCATGCGTAATGTCGTGGCTCTCGGCGAACACGCCGGTCGCACGATGGATGGTCTGTGCTCGCAACAGGTTCATCAGAACTACGATGCCGGCAACACCTTTTCGACGGCGGCATATGCTTCGGGCGTAACGACGATCCACGTCGATAATATCAAAGGCTTCGATACGGCCTTTTCGGCGACGAATTCGCCGGGTCTTCCGACTCCGGTTAGTGGGGCGAACAAAATCTCGGCGAGCGTCTATGACGGTACGACGGGCGTGCTCAAGGGCGCCATCTCGGTCAGCGCCGCCACTCCCGATGGATCCAATACGTCGCTGTCGCTTTCGGGCGGTGTTGCGTATGGTAACTCGGGCAACCTCACGGTAACGGCGACCACGTTTACTATCGCGATAAATGACTCGATTATCGCTTCGGATGGC